GGCCGGAGGCGCGCACGGCGGTAGTGGAGAGCTACGATATTCAGTCGAAGAGGGGACCAAAGCCTCAGCTATCGAGAAGACTATATATGATTTGACTAGACCAGGGGGCAGTTTCGACGAGGCGGGTCCCCGGGTTGGTTACCGAGGCGGCTTTTCTCGAATACGGGTGGACACCCAAAAAGCCTGCCCGGCCGTCACGACGAATCTGGACCTGTTTCACCCGACGGAGCGGCGGAAGTTCAGCATCGCCGAGCTGAAACGCCTTTGTGCGTTTCCGGACGATTTCGTCCTGACCGGAACGTATCCGCAGCAGTGGGCGAGGCTCGGCAACAGCGTTCCACCGTTGATGATGAAATCCATCGCGGAAGCAATCCGCGATAGGATATTCGTGCACACGATTTCCGACAACGGCGCCGAGATGTTCGGCGAATAGCTATGGATGAGGTAGACATCTTCGACGAGGCCCCGAGCATCGACTTCGACGCGCTCAACGACGCGAAGACGCGGCGCAAAAGCGACGCTCCCGGTGGACCGGATACGAAAAACACGCCAGCCCGGATAGAACTGGTCAAGCGTGCGTTGTCGGTCGGCCACGACTACGAAACGGCGGCGCGCTTCGCGGGTATCTGTAGCAGGACCCTCGGCAGGTGGCGAAAGGACGACCCGGAGTTAAGTCGGGAGCTGGAGCGCGTCCGCGCAAACGCGGATGTCGCGGTCGCGGCCATCCTGCTTCAACGGATCAGATCCGGCAACGTGCCGGCGATCACGTTCTACCTACAGCGCCGCTGCGAGGCGTGGCGCGAGAAGTCGGAGGTGGACGTTACCACCAATACCGGCGTGATGGTCGCGCCGGCCGACGAGGCGCCGGAAGACTGGATCGAGCGTCAACGCAAAGCGAACGTCGAGCGGGTGAATCTGTCGCGCAACTAGGGATGGACGCGCCGCAGCCCACACCTAACGAACAGGCCGAATACGACCAGCGGCTGCTCGCCGCGGAGGCGCGCGAAGCTGCGACGCCGGCTGAACGCTACATCGACGGCAAGCGCGTCATCTGGTCGCCGCTGCTGGGCAGTCAAACCGAGTTCATGCGCTGCCCACTGTTCGAGTGCTTGGCGCACGGCACGCGTGGCAGCGCGAAAACTGACGGGTTCATCATGTCGTTCGCGCAGCACGTAGGGCGTGGGCACGGTGCGGCGTGGCGCGGCATCGTCTTCCGGCAGACGTACCCGCAACTGGCCGACGTGGAAGCGAAGACGGTAAAGTGGTTCCGCCCGATATTCCCAGGGGCCAAGTTCAACCGGGCCAGCATGACTTGGGTGTGGCCCAGCGGTGAAACGCTGTTGCTTCGGCACATGATGCGGCCGGCGGACTACTGGAACTACCACGGGCACGAATACCCCTTCATCGGATTCGAAGAGCTGTCCAACTGGGCGACCGACGAGTGCTACCGGCTGATGATCTCGTGTTGCCGGTCACCGACGCACGGTGTGCCCCGCCTGCTGCGCGGCACGACCAACCCCTACGGCGTGGGGCATGGGTGGATCAAGGATCGATTCAAGCTCCACGGCAACTGGATGGATACGATAATCCAGATGGAACCGCGCGACGCGAAAGGGCGGGTCGAGAAATCACGGTGCGCGATCCATAGCCATATCCGTGAGAACACGGTGCTACTAGACGCCGATCCGGACTATCCGAACACGATCGCTAGCGCCGCTGCCAACCCGGAGATGGCGAAGGCGTGGCTGGATGGGTCGTGGGATATCGTCGGTGGCGGCATATTCTCCGACGTCTGGCGACCGGAGTTCAACGTCGTGCCCAATATTCCCCTCGGCTGCCTGCCCGAAAGCTGGCGTATCGACCGCGCCTACGATCACGGGCAGTCGGCGCCGTTTTCCGTCGGGTGGTACGCCGAGTCGAACGGTGAGCCGCTGGTATGGCAAGGGCGCGTCTTCGGTGCCGTGCCTGGCGATACATTCCGCCTCGCCGAGTGGTACGGGTGGAACGGACGGCCGAACGAAGGGCTGCGGATGTCGTCTACGGATATCGCGAAAGGTATCCTGAATCGAGAGAAGTCCTGGGGCATCGACGGTCGGTGCTACCCCGGGCCGGCAGATACGAGCATCTATACCGACTACGAGCCCGGCAAGAGCGTGGCGGGCATGATGGCTAGCGCGGGCGTCTACTGGGAAAAAGCCGACAAGGGGCCGGGCAGCCGCAAGCAGGGCTGGGAAAGGATGCGCGAGATGCTGCGCAACGCCGTGCCCGGCGCCGAAGGCGAGCGCACGGCCAGCGGGCTATTCGTATTCGAGGGCTGCGATCAATTCCTGCGGACGGTGCCGCCGTTGCCGCGATCAAACCGCGATCTTGACGACGCGGACACGGAGTCCGAAGATCACATCGGCGATGAAGTGCGCTACCGCGTGCGTCGGCCGGAAACGGTCCACATCAGCCAGTACTACTAGGCGAGGCGAACATGAACGACAGCAACGTGGCGACCCCGAACCCCAGGTATACGGAGATGCTGCCCGACTGGCAGCGCATCGACGACCTGTTGGGTGGCACCCAGGCGATGCGAGAAGCTGGGGAGACGTATCTGCCGCAAGAGACGGGCGAAACTCCGCTGCGCTACAACGCGCGACTCGCCCGGACGTTTCTGTTCCCGGCGTTGTCGAATACGCGCGAGAAGCTGATCGAAAAACCGTTCGCCAAGCCGACCGGCACGCGCGGCGACATCCCGCCGCTGATGGAAGACGTCATCGACAACGTCGACCTGGGCGGCGCGTCGATGACGATGCTTGCGAAATGGCTACTCGGTAGCGGGCTGAACTACGGGAGGTCGCACCTGTTCGTCGACTTCCAAACCACCGGCGGCACGCAGACGGCTCTCGACGAGCGCGTCGGCAAGGTCCGCCCCTACATGATCCGCGTGTCTGCGCGCGACCTGATCGACTGGAGCGAGGTCCAGAGCAGCACCGGGCGCAGCGTCATCAACGAGGTCCGTTGGCTCGAAACTGCAACCGTGCGCGACGAGAACGACCCGTGGGTGTCGCGCGTCGTCGAGCGCGTGCGTCGATACACCGCCGAAGAGGTAGGCGGTCGGTGGGTTGCGACATGGAGCGTATACGAGCGCGCCAAGGCTGAAGACGGATGGCCGATTGTCCCGACCGACTCCGGCCCGTTTGTCTGGGGGGGTGAAGGTTTGCCGTTCTTCACCTTCAATCCGTGGCGGGGCAGCGATCGGTTCGCGACGACACCACCGCTACGCGACCTGTCGTGGTTGAGCATCGAGCACTGGCAGAGCAGCAGCGACTACCGGCAGGCCCTACGTTTCGCGGCTCTCATCATGTTGGTCGGGCGCGGCCTCGACGCGGAGAAAGCCAAGACCGGATTGGCGCTCGGGCACGGGGCGTTCCACGGCTTCACCAGCGACACCGCGAAACTGGAGTGGGTCGAAGCGGAGGGCCACAGCATCGCCCATCTGCGGGTCGACCTGGACCGCATCGCCGAAGCGATGGAGATGGAGGGCATGCAGCCCTTCATGCGCAAGCGCGCGAACACCACCGCGACAAGCCAGCGGTCGAACGACACGCACAACGAGGCGCCGATCCAAGCCTGGGTGCGCGAAGCGAATACGACGCTGACGAACGCGGTCAAAGCCGCTGCGAAATTCCTCGGGATCGACATGCCTGAGGACTTCCAGGTCGAGATATTCAACGATTTCAGCGTCATTGAGTCCGGCGACGCGGACGCGCTCATCAAACTGCGACAGCTGTCGCCGCCGGGGATCGACCACGAGACGTTCATCCGCGAGATGCAGCGCTTGGGCAAGCTGTCGGACGAACTGGAACCGGCGGACATCGTCGAAGCGGTCAAACGCGAGATGGAGGACATGCCCGGCGCGACCGACGTCGTCATCGACGGCGTGCCTGACGACCCAGACGATCCAGACCTGGGGGTGAACGAGGCGTGACCCCGCAGCAGGAGACAGCCGGCGCAGATATCCGTGACGTGCCGTTAGTGCACCTCGTATACAAGATCGACTATCCGCCGATGCATGAGAGGTATACGAGGTATGAACGCGAACTCGTCGATGCGGCTAACCGTGAAGTCCTGCGCACGGGAGGGTGCTATGACGTGCAGATCGTCGGCGTCTACGAATCGTTGCGCGATGAGGGGCAGCTCAACCCGTGCCTAGTCACGCCGACGGCGATCGGCGGGGTGTTCTCGATGTGGCTCGGGAATCAACGCCTCGCGGCTGCGCGCGCCCTCAAATGGGCCACGCTGAGCTGCGTCGTTGTGTGGGACGGCCGCGAAGGTATCACCGCGGCGAAGTTGCGGCACTACGGGCAGCCTATGCGCTGGAACTACCGGACGCAGGAGTGGGACCGTGGCTAGCAAACGCAAAAAGCGGCTCGCCGCCGAAGTCTACTTCGACTCGTCGCTGCGGCATTCGGTATACGTGCGCCGCTATGTCGTGGGCGAGATGCGGCGCGTTGCCGATTTCTGGGCTCTGTCCGATCGCGAACTCACGCGCTATCTGCGCGACACGTTGGGACGGGTTGCCGGCAAGGCGATCAGCATGCGGGATCCGAGGCTGCTGCGCATCCTGAAAGAGGCGCACGAGTTCCGCAGCATCGCCCATACCGACTTCCGCTCGATGCAGACCGGCGCCATTGTGGATTTCGCCAAGCTCGAGATAGGGGTCGAAAAGCGGATCATCGAAGCCGCGATCCCGTTCCGGATCGAACTGGCGAACCCGGCGGCGGGCGCTGCCCGGTTTGCCGTTGAGCAGAAAGCGATCAACGGACGCACGCTGTCGCAGTGGTTCGACAACCTCAAGGCGGCCGATCGTAGCGCCTACGTGTCGCATATTCAGCGAGGTATCGCGATGGGCAGCGACCAAGATACGATCGTGCGCGGGTTGGTCGGCACGCGGGCGAATCGGTATACAGATGGTGTGTTGGCGGTGCCGAGGCGTCAGGCCCAGACCGTCGTGCGAACGATGCTGAATCACGCGTCGAACGCAGCCAAAGAGGAAGTCTGGGCCGAGAACCCGAAGGTAGTGAGCGGTGTTGTCTGGGTCTCGACGCTGGACGGGCGCACGTCGCCGACCTGCCAGGACAACGACGGGGCTGTCGAGCTGACCGACAAGAATCAGGTCCCGCCCGGCGGTCGGCACTCGATCTCTCCGCCAGGGCTGCGCCCGCCGGCGCACCCGGGCTGTAGGTCAGCTATCGCAGGTTGGATAGATGGCGTGCCTTTGTTGGGCAACCGACCTTTCGTCCGCGACAAACGAGCACGCGGCGCGCGTGAAACAGACTTCCGGGCCGAGGCTCGTCGTTCAGGTCTCCCGATCGCCGAGGTGCGGAAGCGGTG